ATGCGGCCTAGTAGCGCAGTGGTCGTGCGAGAGAATATGGTTCAAATCCCTGTTTATGATGTTTGCGCATCAATGGGGCCAGGGTTTCAGATGCCGACCGATTATGTCGAGGTAATCGATCATATGGCTGTTCTAGCCGACTTTATTCGATCCAAAACCCGTTTTACCAGTCTTCAGAATTTGGCATTGCTGACCGCCTACGGCAACAGCATGAAGGGGACTTTTGAGGATGGCGATCTGCTTTTGGTTGATCGGGGCATTAACTTTGTCGATATCGACGATGTTTTTGTGCTGGCGCTCAAAGAACAACTTTACATCAAGCGCCTGCAGCGCCGGCCGGATGGCATCTTGATGATCTCAGACAATCAGCTATACCCGCCCTATCTCATCACAGAGAAAGATGCCGATAAATTCCAAGTCTTGGGGCGCGTTCTCTTAGCTTGGAACGTAAATAACAAACTCTAGGCGGAGGAAAAATGGAGGCATCAACCGATGGGAAATGGCCTTGGTGGTTGCGCTATCTGGTGGCTATTGGCCTTATTGTTCTTGCTGTTTATTCCTCCTCCAGCAACGAAAAGGATTCCGGAATCCTTGCACTTGTCATGATCGTCATAGCATTTTTTATGATGCATGAGATTCTAGTGATCCTGATACTTGGTGGTATCGCATATCTCATTTTTGGGGCTATCGCGGCTCTACCAACAAGCGTGGCGATAATCATCGGCGCGCTGATTCTTGCAGACAAAAAATAATCACTCAGCAGGAAAGAAAATGAAGAAAATAATTGCTGTAGTAGCATTGCTTCTGGCTGGCTGTCAGACCGTCAGCGATGTTATGCCGGCTGGCAAGGATACTTATCTGGTCAGCGCCAACGTGCGCGGCGGCTTCATGTCGGATGGCGAAGTTACCGGACTGAGCGTGAAACGTGCCAATGAGTTCTGCAACAGCCAGGGTAAGCAGATGGAATTGATCAACGCCAGCAATTCCGGCACACAAGGATGGACCCCACAGAACTCACAGATTCTGTTCAAGTGCGTAGCTAGATAGCTGTAGCCCATAAACATGGGATGGAATAACATTAGAAAAACAAAATGTACCTTTTCTATCTAGACGATTCATCAGACGGAAAACTTTATGTGTTTTCTGCTTTGGGCGTGAAGGAGGAGCATTGGAAAGAGGTCTTCGGCGAAATCAAGAAGATGCGTCAAACGCTCAAAAAGCATGCTGGCATATATATTAATAAGGAGCTACATGCCTGGAAATTTGTCTCCGGCCGTGGTCGTCCTTCTCCTCAATTTCTCAGCAAAGAAATTCGAGCACGCATTTTCCGCTATGTGCTGAAGACACTGGCGAGTATCGGACCTGAAAAACTTATTCTTTTTAATGTTGCCAATACCAGGCAGGATTACGCTTATGAGCGATTGATGAATCGAATTAATCGCACAATGAGAGCAAAGGACAACTTTGCGATGATCATTAGCGACGAAGGGAAGGAAGCCGAATACACAAAGCTGATCCGCAAAATGGGCGTCTATAACCCCATACCGAGCCGGTTTGGAGTGTGGGATGGCGGGAAAGACCACGCGAAAAACATTCCCATCGATCGGATAATAGAAGACCCCGTTTTCAGACAATCCGATGCATCGTTTTTCATTCAGGCTGTGGATTTTTGCGCTTATGCCCTGTTGCGACACGAGCGCCCTCTTGAATCAAAAGCGGAACTCAATAACGCATTTGGCTTCTTGGAACCAATTTGCGCTAAGCAAGCAAACAGAAACGATCCACTTGGAATCATTCGATAAAAGAAAAGGCCCCGCACATTTGCGAGGCCTGGAATTTAGGCAGAACCTACCTCGCCCTTCAGCGGCTCAGCCCTGCAAATAAAGTATATGCTTTTGCCAGTTTGAACACAAGATATGGATCAAACCCGCTTCGGCGGGTTTTTTATTTCCCCTGTCACCCGCCTAGCGCGGGTATTTTTTCGCCCTTTGTTCTGGCGGCACATTCCTAAATAACCGTTATTTAGGTTTCACTTACTTCCATATTACAACTAAAGCTAAACATTCGGGGCACTAAATCCCATTTGTGGGTTGTTCATATCCCGTTTGTGGGATATAGTTACATCAACGCATCAAACAACGGGAGAACGAAATGACCAAGCACCTGCAAGAACTGACCGCCGCCCTGATGACCAATGACCTAGTAGCCGAGCGCGTGTTTGATCACATCCCCGCCGACATGCCGGCAGGTTACTCGACGCTGATTGGCCGCGCCTATCTGAAGAACGATGCCGCCGAAGTGATGCGCTTGATTGGCGAACTGATCTCGAAAGGTTTGGATTACGAAGCCGAGAAAGCCGAGCTGGATGAAGCCGAATATATGGAAACCCATGCAGCGCAGATTCGGCAGGACGAAGCGCATTTTGTGAAGTTTGGCGTGTACGCCTGATTTTTTATAACTACGGGAGATTGAGAAATGAGAAATCAAATCACGGTTGTTCAGGTTGGCTACAACAGCTTTGCGTTTCCTACTGCTGATGCTGCTTTGGAGTTCTATCGCTTGCTTTCAAATACGGTTCCACTTGAAAGCAATTACGGCGCTCTTGCTGATGGACGCAAGGGAATTGAGCTGATCCGAAGCGAGACTGTAAATGTGACGCTTCGCCAATACCAGACAGAAGAAATAGAGCTTAACCAGACGAAAGAGCAAATTAAGGAAGGAGTTGAAAAGCGTGCTGATGTCGATGTGCACGCTACCGAAAAAGCGGAAATCCGTTTGATTTCTTCTGATAACGAAGTCGAGCATCTATAACTGCTGCTCTCGCTTCTGAGTACGAAGCCGCCCAAGCCGAGGACGTTAGACCGGCAATGAATTCCAACCAGGGAGAGATTGATGAAATTCGAGATTAAACACAGATTCACCGGAAGCGTTCTATTTTCGCTGGAATGCGATAGCTGGAAGGTATGCGTTGAAGCGGCTGTTAAAAGCGGTGCCAACCTGCGCGGTGCCAACCTGAGCGATGCCAACCTGCGCGGTGCCAACCTGAGCGGTGCCAACCTGCGCGATGCCTACCTGCGCGGTGCCAACCTGAGCGATGCCAACCTGAGCGGTGCCAACCTGCGCGGTGCCGACCTGCGCGATGCCAACCTGCGCGGTGCCGACCTGCAGCCGGTTCGTGATGATATTTGGGCCGTGCTTTCCTCTGCTCCTGCAGAAGTTCCCGCTGTGATCGAAGCATTGAAAGCTGGCCGCGTGGATGGCTCGACTTATACCGGCGAATGCGCTTGTCTGGTTGGCACTATTGGTAAGGCTCGCGGCTCGTCTGTAGACGATCTTGGTTCGCTCAAGCCGAATTCGTCGCGCCCTGCTGAGCGCTTCTTTATGGGAATTCGTTCTGGCGATACGCCCGAAACCAATCAATTTTCCAAACTAGCTCTGGAATGGTGCGAGGAATGGCTCTCGAACATGAAATCTGCTTTTGCGGGTGCAGCATGATCGAACTCATCGAAGAAAAGCTAATACCGCTGATGTTCTTGGCGGCTGTCTGCGTGTTTATCGGGGCGCATCTATGAAAGCGAAACATACAGCAACGCCGTGGTTTGCAGATAGCGAAGGCGCAATTTGGCGGCGCGATCCAAAAGAGCTTTACGAGAACGGCGGCGGTGTAGCGGGTGATGCACCTATTGCGCGTGCAAGCGCCGGTAAGGCTGATTGGGAAAACAAATACCCGGTTGAGGCAAACGCCAAATTCATCGTCCGCGCCTGCAATGCCCACGATGATCTTATCGCTGATCTTCGCCGCATTGGTGAAATGTGCCGGATCGCACAAGTCGACCGAATCATCCTCGAAGCGATAAGCGCCGCCCTAGCCAAAGCAGGTGCCGAATGAGCCGCATCCTCACTACTCGCGGCTTGCTTGGCTATGCGCCTCTGCCCTTGTTCAAGAACATTCGCAACTGGTGGCTCCAGCGCGCCGAGCGTCATTACCTGATCTGCGCTGATGTCGAGGCAAGGAAGGCCAAGGAAGCCATGGCGAATCAGGCGTATTACCAGCGTCGTGCGGCTCTGGCGCGGTCGGCAAGGATTTGATCATGAGCGGCGCGGAATGGCGGCAGCAGCAGGAAATGGAAGAAGAGCAGCAGTTTATTGAAGCGCAATCGAAACGAGAGGAAAGAAATGGAAATCAGGAAAGCAGAACGCAAGAAGGCAAAACTCCGCTTGGGTATCGCCGCACCGAGCGGCGCCGGCAAGACATACAGTGCGCTTCTATTGGCGTTCGGCCTTGGTGGGAAAGTCGGGCTGATTGATACAGAGCACGGCAGCGGCGATCTGTACGCCGACTTGGGCGAATACGACATTATCGGCATCACGGCGCCCTACACGGTTGCCAAATATCGCGAGGCGATCAAGACCTTTGAGCAGGCTGGCTACTCAACAATCATCATTGATTCCCTGTCCCATGCATGGGCTGGCGATGGCGGTTTGCTGGATAAGCAAGGCAAGGTTGCTGACAAGTCGGGCAACAGCTACACGGCATGGCGCCAAGTGACACCTGACCATAACGCACTGGTCGATGCAATGCTGCAAAGCCCTTGTCACATCATTGCCACGATGCGCAGCAAGCAGGAATACGTGCAGGAAAAGAACGAGCAGACCGGAAAAAACCAAGTGCGCAAGGTCGGCATGGCTCCTGTGCAGCGCGAAGGGTTGGAATATGAATTCACGGTCATGCTCGACATCGACATGGGCCACATTGCCAGCGCCAGTAAAGACCGCACACGCCTGTTTGACGGCCAGTATTTCAAGGTAACTCCCGACACTGGCAAGCAACTCCTTGAATGGCTGGAAACCGGCAAGGAAGCGCCAAAGATGGATGAATCCGCCATTGCTGATTTCATCGTGTCGATTGATGAAGCGCCCGACATGGAAGCCCTGCAAGCCGCCTTTGTGAAGGCATATAAGGCCGCGCAGTCCTTCAACAACACTGCGGCAATCGACACCTTCACCAAGGCGAAGGACCGCCGCAAAACCCAACTTACCCAACCGGAGGCAGCGTAATGGCATCAGTCAACAAGGTAATCATCGTCGGTCATTTGGGCCGCGATCCTGAAACGCGGTACATGCCGAATGGCGAAGCAGTCACCAACTGCGCAATTGCGACCTCCGAAAGCTGGAAGGACAAGCAGACCGGCGAGAAGAAAGAGCAGACGGAATGGAATCGTGTGACTTTTTACCGGAAGCTGGCTGAAGTCGCCGGCCAATACCTGAAGAAAGGCTCACTGGTCTACATCGAAGGCAAGCTGCAAACCCGCAAATGGACGGATAAAGACGGAGTTGAACGCTACACCACCGAGATCATCGCAGACTCCATGCAGATGCTTGGCGGCGGTCCTAAGCCTGATTCGCCGGCACCGCAGTCTGGCAGACAAGCGGCAGTTGACGAAGACGAAAAGATACCTTTCTAAGCCATGCTCAACCTTGCCGATATCGACGCGGTAGTTCTGCTCGCTCGTGGTCAGTACGCCACGGTGAGGGCAGCACATGAAGACGCCAAGAAGGATTTGCAGATGCTTTGTGGCCAGTTGTCCTCCGTTGCCTCTCAGGTACTGCGCAAGATGCAGCCAGGCGAGGATGAAATACCGGACAGCGTTGCATCTTTGATCCAAGCTGGCCGGCGAACGCTCGACATGATGGAAGAAACAACGTCGCGCATCGAATCACTGGCAAAGCAGCGATCAGAGCTAAAGAAGGAAGCATGGAGCAAGTAACCATTCCCGGCAAGACAGCCGAAGCCGACGAGCTTACGGACACACTGGACAGCATCCCTTGCCCGAGTGCGGAATGCTGCTGCGAGGAATGTGCGGCGGATAACGAGTATATCGAGAGTTTGAACGGTAACTATCAGGTGAGAGCATGAGCGAAGTTGTAACAATTGGCGATGCAACGCTATACCTTGGCGACTGTATGGACATTCTGCCGACGCTTGGCAAGGTGGATGCTGTTGTTAGTGACCCTCCTTATGGCTTAGGCGACAAAATGACCGGAGGCACCAAGCGATTTATGACTGGCGAAGGCGGCATGAAAACACTTGGCGCCTGGGATGCGCAGCCGGTCGACCAACTCCTAGATGTTATCGGCCCTATTGCGCCAATCCACATGCTTTGGGGTGGCAACTATTATCCGGTACCGGCTTCACGCGGTTGGCTTGTCTGGGTAAAAACGAACTCTGTGCCAACAATGGCAAGCATTGAATTGTGCTGGACAAATCTTGACATGAACTCGAAGCATTACGCGCATTTGTGCAATGGCTGGCATCGAGAGCATCCGACACAGAAGCCAATTGATTTAATGCGCTGGTGTTTGTCATTTATACCAAAAGCAGAAATTATTTGCGACCCATTCATGGGCAGCGGAACAACCGGTGTTGCGGCAATCCAGCTAGGTCGCAAGTTCATCGGCATTGAGCGTGAACAAAAATATTTCGACATTGCCTGCAAGCGGATAGAACAAGCAGTGGCACAAGGCCGTCTGTTCGCGCCAGAACAACCAAAACAGGAACAAATGGGGCTAATCGCATGATTACCGAATCCCTATATCAGCAGGCAAAGTCCCTGCTAGCTGAATATGAAGCAGCGTATGCAAGAGGCGAGGAGCCGGAATATCCGCAGCAAGCCGCAGACATAGTTAAACAATACGAATCAGGGAGAGTTACGCATGTCAGTTGAAAAGAAAAAATATTGGGTAGCTGACAAATACATCAACAAGATTTCCTACCGATTGATGCACAAGTCAGACCAAATCTGCCCGCGCGGCTCCTTTCATGATTCCTGGGAAGAGGCTCATGCGGCTATCGTAGCGGCACGAGAAGCTGAATATGATCATGCCGTTAAAGAATTGAAGCGAGCGAAAACCGCACTGGATAAAGCTAAAAAAATGACGAAGGGAGAGTGACATGCAATTGACTGAACAGATTCAGGCGCTGCAAAAAGCAGCCGACAGGGTTGTTATTTCTAATGCGACTGGCAACGAAAAATTGTTTCTTGATGCCGTATCGGCTTTGCTTGCGGAAGTGCGCGCCATAACTCAGATAGAAGCAGCCGCCAATGTAGGCGGGAAGGAGCTGACTTTTCAGGTTCCAGTAAATGCAACTGAGGCATGGATTGATGCCGTGGTTAGCGCTGACCAGCCTCATTTGGCGACAAATTGCCGAGTTTTTGCCGAGTTTTGCAACGAGGTAGATCGCTGGCACAAGGCTATGTTGAAAGTGCAAGGAACGCCTACTACCACTAGTGCAGCAGCCATCCAGCCCACGCAGGATGAGCGAGAAGCGTTTGAGCAGTGGAAAGGATATGCGTTGCCGGAACTGAATGCCGAGGGCCGATTTGATGCAGATTGGCTAAATCGTGAATTCATTTCGTTCAAAGCAGGGATGTCTCGCCTTCTCTCTAGCGCAAGCAAGGATGCGCAGGGTGCGGTAGCTGACATTGCAGCAGAGCGCGCACGCCAAATGTCGGTGGAAGGCTGGGCACCGGAACACGATGATGAGCACGATGACCGCAGCCTTGCGCAAGCTGCCGCGTGTTATGTGCAGCACTACATCAGCCGCCAGTGGGTATATGCCGAAGGCGACAAGGCCGCTTATCAAAACGAGCAAGCACCGTATGAATGGCCGGATAACTGGTGCACGACATGGTGGAAGCCTAAGAACCCACGCCGCGATCTCGTTCGTGCTGCCGCCCTAATCGCTGCGGAAATCGACCGCATTGACCGCGCCGCCATGCAGTGCCAACAGGCAGGAGAGAAAGCATGAGCGATCTTACTTGCCCTTACTGCGGATATGAGCAGGAAGTATGTCATGACGATGGATTTGGCTATTCGGAAGATTGTCGCCATGAGGTTGAGTGCGGCGGTTGCGGCAAGCAATATGTGTTTACTACTGCAATTAGCTTTACTTACTTTCCCGCTAAGGCTGACTGCTTAAACGATGGCAATCATGAATGGAAGCTATCGAGCACCATTCCGGTGCGGTTCTCCAGATGGGAGTGCCAACATTGCGATGCACACAAAGCACTTACCCAAGATGAACGTGCGCGAATTGATAAGCTGGGAGCGATTACATGAATTCACAACCACCAAAGGCGCAAGCCGACAAGCTGCCATCAACGTTATTGCTAAAGCTGGCTAATCAAGCTGGATTCGATATTGAAGGCGATCACGTTTTGCCGGTCGCAGGATCAATTTCGATTGACACTGAGTTATTCCGATTTGCTGCACTGGTCGAGAAAGCCACTTTTGAAGCACTAGATGCGCAGGCAGAACAGCCGGTAGCGCAGGAGCTTGTAACGCTGGAAAGTGCATTAGAAGCTATCGAGCACCTTGAGCAACACAACGGGCCGGGACGCGCCGCTGATGCGCGGGAAATGCTTGTATATGCGCAGCCTGCCAGCAAGCCAGAGCAAGAGCCTACAGCCGAGCGAATGGCGGAAATGTTGGATCATATATCGGACGCTCTAAACATGCCGCGTGAAGGATGGCGCATTGCAAGTTGTGACGTTATGGTGCACCAAATCAATGACTTGGCACGAGGCTCAAAAAAGATTTTCGAGGAACTGTTACAAACAAAAGAGAAGTTACGGAACTTGACCGCCAGCAAGCCGAATACCGGCAAGCCGGAAGTAGTGCGCTGGATGGTGACAACGCTTGCACCTGAAGGCAAAGAACCGCTTGAATTTCTTTACGATTCGATAGAACAGGCACGGTTCACACAATCGCACTTCACTGGTAGTAAGCTCGAAGCACTCTGCCGCTGCGATACCAGCAGCAAGGCGGAAGCCAGCAGCGATGCGTGGTGGGTCGCTGAGATCGAGAAAATCTTCACTGCACAGATCGGCACACCTATCACAGCCGACATGAAGCGAGCCGCCAATATCGCGCTAAAAGTGGCTCGCGGCGAAGTGTGGGATGACGAAGCGGAGGCTTGGAAAGCTGCACCGGCACAGCCACAAGAGCCGGTAGCGCGTGTCATTGGTTTTAAGGGAGGATATTGCGCAATTCACCCACTTTGCAATGAAAGCGAATTATTGCCTGGAATGGTGCTTTATAGCGCCCCTCCGGCCGCACAGCGTAACGCCATCATCGAGGAATGCGCAAAACTTTGCGAAGGACTCGAAAAACCATATCGTGAATACACTTCGTCTAGCTATATAGAGGCCGTGGATAAATGCGCACCGGAAGCAGGCAGGCAGTGTTGGTGCCATCACTGCAATGAAGCTGAATATCGAATGACGAAGATGATTCTTTGCCCGCGTTGCGGTAACAAGCGATGCCCTCATGCCAATGATCACCGCAACGCATGCACAGGCAGCAATGATCCCGGTCAACCTGGCAGCGCGTATTACTTCGCCACCGCACCCACTCAGGAACGCGCCTTGGCAGCATGGAACCGTCGAGTGAGTCAGCAAGTACCGGCAGGCTGGATCAGCGTCAAGGAACGTTTACCCGAAGTAGGCGCAACAGTGCTTTGTGCATGGGATAAGAGCCTAGCAACCGCAATATTTTCAGGCCGCACTTATTGGCACAATCCAGAAGATGATGAGGATGATTACGCTGTGCCTTCTTACTGGATGCCATTACCGCAACCGCCGATTCCCGCTGCCCCTAGTGGTGTGCAAACTGAGGATAAAGGATGAAAGTAACTATCTCATATACGCACAAGGGCTGGTTTGGCCTGTGCCCCGTCTACTTCGCCAATCTTGACAGCGAATCGCCAAATGTTGAGCCGCGCCACTGGTCGCTTGCTTGGATTATGGATTTTAGTGAGGCTATGTTTTTCGCCGTCAATTGGATGCGTTCTTTAATTGACCCAACACATGAGCCAGGGTGGCCCCTCAAGATTACGGGTCAGCTTAACCCAGCAAAGGTTCGCGAACATGAATACAACTGACGAAATCAAAAAGGCCGAACTTCGTGGCTATAGCCGTGGATATGCCGCTGGCAAAAAGAAAGTGAAGATCGAGCGATCAGCCGAGCAGCGACGTGCGGAGCAGCAGGCCTTCCTCGATAAAGCCTTTTTTGCTGCCCTGCCGTTTGCAGCAACTCAATCAACCTGGCGACACGGCGAAAAACCAATCAATACCATTACTGAGCGTGTTGCGCTTGCATGGGACTTTGCCGAATCGTCGCTTAGGCAGCGGCGAAAGGCGTAACAAATATGCGTCGCTCGTCTAACGGACAAGACAACCGGCTTCTATCCGGTGAATGCGGGTTCGATTCCTGCGCGACGTACCAGCTTAGATGACCAGTAAGGTGTAGATAAGGATAAGAGAGATTGAACGATGCTATCGAATAAACAACTTGAGGAACTACGCAAACTGGCTGCGGCAAATATCGATGCTGCGCTTATGGCTGCTGCTCGTTTTGGCGCAGCCAAGACAGCCGATTATGCCCAAGCAATCAAGCGGGCATCGGAACTGCTGGAATACGAAGCAGAAGGCTTGAAAGAATCCCATGCGCCTTACGGTAAATGGGAAGGCGAGCAGGCAGCAAAAGCCGATTATGACGAATTCAAGAAGGTCGCCAAAACCCTTCGGGAATTGGTGGGATAAGAGAGGTAAGGAATGACAACGCTCATCACAAAAGAGCAGGTTGCCGAGGAATTGCATATCAGCCTGCGCCAGGTAGAGCGGCTACTTAAGGAAGGCTTGCCATTCTGTCCGGTCGGCGTGCGCAAGAAGCTCTATGACCTAGAATCAGTCAGGAAATGGATTAAATCGAGAGAATCATGCCTATCAGAAAAGACAAAAAGGGCCGCTGGCATGCCGAAGTTTGCATCGACGGACAACGCCTACACCGAATACTGCCGGCAAGCGCGGGAAAGAAGGATGCAGAGGACAAGGAAGCCGAACTCCGACAATCACTAAAGCGCCGGGAATTCACCAATGATCCGCCCCTATCCGAAATCATGTCGCTCTACATGGCGCACGCCGACAGCCTGCGGAGCGCCGACACAGCCAAGCATCATGCCGCCAGGATTGCGGAATACCTGGAAGGCAAGACCGCATCCGAGGCAAAAGCAGTTGCCGTCAAGATCGTCAATGGTCTAAAGGGGGAATACAAGCCTGCGACGATTAACCGCAGCCTTGGCACGCTTAAGAAGGCGCTAACGATGGCATGGGAGCATGAATCTATCCCGGTCAACTACGGCGAGCAAATCAAACGCCTGCCGGAGAACAATGCGCGGGAAGTGTTTTTGACGCCCAAGGAAGTCGGCGCCATTGCGAACAAGGCCAGCAAGTCAGTAAAAACCGCGATTTGGATTGCGCTCTATACCGGCATGCGGCGCGGCGAGATTTTAAAGCTGCAGCAAGCGCATATCGGGGAGGATGTGATTACGATCCCGGCAGGCAATACCAAGACGCTGAAAATGCGGGCCGTGCCGATCATCGCGCCGCTGCGTCCGTGGCTAAAGAATATCCCCTTGGGGATTAACTTTGAAGGATTAAAAACAGGATTCCAGCGAGCCAGGAAAGCCGCCAACATGGAGCACGTCAATTTCCACGATCTGCGGCATTCAACGGCATCGCTACTGGCGCAGAATGGCGTTGACCTGCACACGATCAGCAAGATTCTCGGCCACAGCACCACGAAGATGAGCGAACGCTATGCCCATTTGAAGGTGGACCAGCAGCGCGAGGCGCTAAGCAAGGTATTCGGGAAAAGGAAATAAGGAATGGTGGGCGGTACTGGGATCGAACCAGTGGCTTCCACCGTGTGAAGGTGGCACTCTACCGCTGAGTTAACCGCCCGAATTGTGAATGATTACACTGGCATTTACACTGGAACCGCTGAAACCCGCATAAACACTGATGGTAGCATTGCCGTGTGAAGGCAAGTCAGGTGGTATTGATGATGCGTAATTCCTTATATATCAAAGGGTTACGCCGTCAGGATGCGACGGTAAACAGCGAAAAACGCCGCTAATTACACTGGAATTACACTGGCTTTATTCCACCATTGCCACATCGCAGCGGTGCCGTTCAATCTCACCGAATTCCTTATGATGGACAATAGCGAGCATATCGCGCCCTGCTCTATAGCCGTGTCCAGCCGCATAAGAATCTTGTGCGGCAAGCGTCCTGAATGACTCCCATACCATGCCGGGGAATTCTTTCTTGTTGCTGCTGTGAATATGGCCGGTGTAGAAATAGCGATATTTGGTCTGGCCCCATTCCTCTGCGCGGTCGCATGCCATGATTGCGCCCAACTGTTCCGGCTTGACCGTATCGCCATGCGTCGAGCCGAGTAAGACCTTGCCGAAGCGATAGAACCAGAACTTAGACGGCCCCGTATCGACTTCCACACGCGGCTCATTGGCAAAATATGCCGCCAGAGTGAAGGTAAGCGCCCATATTGCTTGCGGGTCATGATTGCCGGGGATTGCCTTGATGATGACTTTCTGATGCTTCTCCAGCATCCGTAAGGCAGCATGCCGGTAAGTCTCAATGCCAACCTGCAAGACCTTCACGAAGCGCGAGTCTACGTCCAGTTGGTTCTTGTGCGCCGGCGTCTGGTTGGTCTGGTCGTTCATGTGAAACACATCGCCCAGGAGCAGCAAGACCGCCGTTTCCGCCGCTGGCGTGGACGAAACCAGCCGATCCACCGCGCCCAAGGTCAACTTGCGGCCAATCTCCAGATCGAATGCTTCTCCGCATTCCTTTGCCCAGACATGAAGCCCGACATGCGGATCGCCAAACGGATAGACCGCGAGAATGTCCTTCAAGGCATGGGGCGGCGGCGGGATGATGGGAGAAAAATCGCGCACTTCTTCTGACAGCGCCTCCACTGCCGCCCGCATCAACTCATTGACGCGAGCGTGATCGACCGAGGATTTCACCCACTGGCCCGCTGGTTTGCCGTCCTTGTCGTAATAGGTAGAGACGCCCTTGACGATATAGCCATCCGGCACAGTCTTGGTCATGGCATGATCCGGCGAATAGCCGGCAAAGGCGGCTTTCTTCTTGAGCGATTCCAAGCCGCGTTCCATCGTCCTGCGGTGGATGCCCAAGGCTTGGGCTGCACTTCTATGGTTGCCGTGCTTCAGAATCGCATCGATGTATTCGGCCTGCTTTGGTGTCGCCCACTGCTTCAGGTTCTCGTCGATCATCAGCTTGTTCTCCGCTTGAACTCGCCGCACCATTCAACAGGTGCGAGCGCAGGGAAGGAAAAGCCGCTGCCATTCTCATCAGCGGCCCAGGTGGGCGGGAATCGACGGCAGTAGCCGAGATCGTCCTTTGGTTCAATATCGAAGAATGCGCAGTTGGCACACTTGGGCATGCAATCTTCAGGGACTTCCTGCTTCTTGCGCGGCATGCAGCCTCCTATTTGATGGCAGGCGCTTTAGCGAGCAATTCCGTCTTTTGTGCGCTTCCCGAAGACGATCCGAAGTAGTACGCAATAATCGAAATCCACGCCGTACCGAGCGAGCCAAGCATGATGTTCAACACATCCCGGCTGTCTTTTGGCACTGCCTGAAACAGCATGAAGGTCAACACGCCAAAGAAGCCGAGCGTTACCACCAGCGCCAGCAATTTGGGCGTTACATCCTTGACGGTCATTTCCCGCTGGCGGGCGCTGTTGCGGTCATCGTTGCCAAGCTGTTCGAGCTTTTCCACATGGTCAAAGCCCATCTTTTGCATGGCTTCGGCAAACTGCTGGTCTGCCTGCTTGAGTGCCAGCATCTGCTCTGGTGTTGCGCCGGATAGCGCCTGTTTAATGCTGTCCGTGGTCTTGTCTGATAGGCCGAAAGCATTCGCAACAGCAGTCACAGCCATGCCGCCAAGTGGTCCGCCTAAAGCCGTGCCAATCCACGGCGCCACAGTCTTAATCAATGATTGCCAGTCCATCATCCCTCCCGCATCATGTTTGCCAAACGCTGCGCCCTTGCGCCTACCTGTGACGCCCATTTCGACGCCAGCATGCCGTCTGCCGCAGCACCATA